AACGATTCGTAGCTTGGCCCAGTGCCAGCCGCGACTTCCCGCAGCATGTACCGCATGAAGCCGTCCAGTGCCGGATTCGGAGAATTCGGCATCGGCGCATTCATCTTCTCACCCGGGTTGAGGCGCTTGGCAACGCCGGGCTCGACTTCCATTTCGACCGATCCGTCGAGCTCTTGCGTGTCGCCGAATGATTCGGAGCTCTCCGGCGTCTCGATCGTCCACGGCGTGGACGCCTGCTGCCGCGCGCGGACGATCTCTGCTTCGGTATAGCCGGACATATCGTTGAATGTCCGCAGCGCCGTGTGCATCCACGGCTCGCCGCGCGTCTGCGGCCACCGATCAACGACGGCAAGGTGAATGATCTGATCCGCCGGCACGCGCTCGACCATGTCGACAGTCGATCCGCCGAGCCGCGTCTCGTTCAGGTGGCGCTTGCGGATGTGGTACGCGACTGGACGATAGTAGTCGTCCATCTCCACGCCCATGCGGACATGATTTCCGTTGAGCGTCGAAAGGTACGGCGCGCTGAACTCGTCGACGAGGCGCTCGACTTCAATCAGCTCCAGGCAGAAAGCAACATTCGATTTCCCGAACGCGCGATAGTGCTTACGCACCAGCACTTCGCCCGCTTCGAACACCTGGGCCATGAGCGCGCGCTCGAGGTGCTGAAATGCCAGGCGGCCGCCCGTGTGGCAATTCTCCGCGCGGCACCACTCACGCCATGCCTCCTCGATCGCTTCGTTCACGCGGAGATTGAGCTCGCCGCGCGTGCTCATCACCTGAGCCTGCATTCCAATGCCAGTGCCGATGACGTTGTTCACGACAATCTGCCGGGCGCGCTTCGCATAGCTGGAATCGCGTACCAGCGCTCGCGACCGGGAGCGCAGCTTCGTCAGGCTAGAAACGAGTTCGGCATCCGCCGAGGAATTTGAGACCGTCCAGTCGGCCGTGAGGCGGCTCTCGCGAGCTGCCGAATAGCTGCGCGCGATCGCCGTTTTGTGCTGTCGGGCCGCTGCAGATCGCCGCTTCTCTGCTTGTTCCCGCTCTTCGCGCGCGCGCGCTTCGAGTTCGTTGAGGCGGGCGTGCATCAGAGGCGTGTCCCACACATTACGCACGTTTAAACCTCGCCTTTATGTTGCGGCCAGTTCCCGCGTTCAGTCCTTGCTCTTCGGTCCGCACCTCGTTCCGCAATTCGGTGCGGAACTTGCGCAGCTCTTCGAGCGGCCATCGTGCCAACGACCGGCCCTGGATCGACATACTCTGCTGCGCCGTAGTTGCGTTGCCTTCGAGGAAGGCCTCGATCGCATCGAGCGTACGCCGGGCCCAAGAGCGAACGTCGCGCGTACCCGCGCCTGCAGGGTTTGGCTCAACATCGAGCCAGCCATCGTCGATAGTGCTGGTCGTGGTGCCATCGGTCACGCGAAGGCGCCATTGGTATCGGCCCCTGGGATATGTCGCGGTCGTCCCGGCGGCGATCGCAAAGCTGTGGTTGGTCCCGGACGCAGAGCCGGCTACGTTGAACGACTTCTGCTTGTTCTCGAAATAGATAGTCGCGGTCCAAGTGCCGGCCGGATAGTCATCGAGCGAGAGGATCCACGCCCAGGTATCGCCCGCGATCGCTTCAGTCGGAACCGCTTCGAGCGTCACCGTCTATTTCCTCCAGCCTTTGACCCAGCCGCGGCGCGGCACTCGCGAGACTTGTCGCTTCGTCGCGGCCGTCGCCACGATCTCGTTAACTTGCGCTTCTTGAGCCCTATTGGCCGCCGCACGCTGACTTTGAATCTCGGCGGTGTCCGCCCAGCGCGGCGGGCTCGCCCAGTTGATCTTGTCCGCCTTCAGGATCTTGATCGCCGAGCGGTTGTACACATGCAGGTCGAACGCCTCGTTGCGCACCCTATTCAGGTTCTTCCAGCCCTTTTCCGTCCGGGTCTCGGCGGCGAGTTCCGCAAAAAAGTTCTCGTCGGACTCCAGCCATTTCGGAAGGTGGACGAATCCCGGGCCGTGCTCGACGCGAGCGAGGTCTCCGACGACCGCGTCCTTCATAACCGTCGTGTTGATCAGCCACACAGGCACGTCGCCGCGGCCGCCTTGCTTTCGATCCTTGCGATCTGTCGCGTCCGGCCAAGTCAGCGTGACCGTCGCGGCATCCATGCGGCTGGAGCCCTTCACCAGGCGGAACGAGCGATGCTCGCCGCGCTTGCGGAGCCAGCGGAAAAATGAATACGCCTTCGCCGTTACACCAGTCTTGCCGCCGGAGTCGCAGGCCACGAGGCGCGGGCGCATCGCGAAATCGACGCCGGCCACCTTGTAAGACCGGTTGATCACGAGACTCGTCAAGAGGTCCCAGTCTTCCAGATACGCCGAAGGCTCCAGGGCCGCGAACCGATCGCCCTCCGGCCGTTTGCTGGAGCTGATCACGAACCGGTCGATCAGCCAGCTTTCGAGGCCTGGACCCCACCCGAATACATGTACGCAGAACCGCGCCGCCTGCACGTCGACAGCGGCGGTAAGAAACCGGACGCCGGCTGGCACCTGGCCGCGCGGCCAATCTTCTAGGCGCTTGCGCAGCTCATCCGTCGCGCGCCGCTGCGTGGCGACGCGCGGCAGGTACGCCGCACCCTGGTCGGTGTTGACCGTGAACTTCAGCGCCTGCTCTTCGCCGCTTCTGAGGAACCCGGCGAGCGCCTGCAGGTACTTGAGGATCAGCGAGTCCCATCGTTGAAACGGTGCCGCGACACCGCCGATCCAGTAGCTAGCTATCTTCGTACCGCGCCGCGGGCCGACCACTTCGCATTCCGGCGTGATCGTCTGGCCCTCGTGCACCCACAACGCGCGCCGACTCATCTCCGGCCGCTGCTGCTGCTCGTGCATCGCGCCGCAATCGTTGCACTTCACCCGCGCGTATTTCTCCGCGAGTGACATCAAATCCTCGCGCTGCACGAGCTCTTCGAGCTTCGGCAACGGGGGGATATTTCCGAAATTGGCCAGTCCCGGCTGCGCCTGGAAGAACACACCGCAGTCGAGGCACGGCCAGTACAGGCGCGCGCGCGTGCCGCGGTTGTACAGGTCCAGGATGCCGGCGCAAGGCGGCGCTTCGTGCGGTGTCGACGGCCGCCACCCCGCATCGAGGAATTCGGCCTTAGGCGAACTTTCCGCAAGGCACTTGCCGCGAGACATGAACGTCTCGATGCGCTTGTACGCGAGGTCCCACATCGGGCCCTCGCCGTCGACGTCGTCTCGGTTCGTTGGCCGATCGTAGTCGGTCAGGAACACGTAGCGCAGGGTCTTCTGGGACAGCTGCGAGATCGCCGGCCAGCCGATCTTCAGTGCGATGCCGGACCGGAAAAACTTGTCGTAGGTGTTGTCATCCTTGGCCCGCGGCGACAGCGACTCGGCGAGCTCTGGCGAGTGGCGCAGCACCCGATCGAGGTCCATGCGCGAGAAATCGCGCGCGGTGTCCTGGCTCATCAGCGTGACCAGCATGTCGCCCGGCGCGCACGTCACGATGTACGTGATGCCGCCAAGGATCAGGCTCATCGTCTTCGCCGTGCGCGCGGGCCCGACGAAAACGATCCCGTTGTACTCGCGCGAGCTCAGCAGGTTGAGCGGCTCGGCCATCATCGGCGCGAGCGAGGGGTCCCACGGGCCCTTTTCGTTCTTCAGGTACAGCGCGGCCGCTTCGCTCGGAAGCACCCGCCGCGGCGCTCGCACCATCTGCGCGGTGTAGCGCGTGACATCACGCGCCTTCGCGAATGGCTGCTGGCGCATGCTCGTCCTCCGCGAGTTCTTGGAAGACGTGCTCGCGCGCCTCGTCCGTCGCCCGCTCGATGCGCTTCACCTGGTCGGCGGTCGCGCCGCAGTCGCGCTCGACGATGTCCGGCAGCGTGTCCATCAGCTGCGCGATGATCTTCAGGATCCGCGCCTGCTCCTGCTCGACCTCGATGCGCGGGATCAACTCCCGGGTCTCCTGCTCGAGCTTCAACCGGTCGAGCTCGGCCTTGTAATGAGCGACCCGACGGAAGGGGTCCATCTTCTGAGGGTCTTCCAAGCCATCGGCCGTCAGAACGTACAGCGCCGGCAGAACGTCGCGTAAACGATACACGGGGTGGCCGCCGCGTTTTCCGCTCGGAACGCAGCTGCGCTCTGAGATTTTCTTCGCGACCGTGTCCCGATCGAACCCGGTTTCCTCAGCAATCTGCCGAATGCTCGCGTGCAGGCCCGCGGGCATGGGAATGACCTTACCCATGGTGGAGGGCCAAGAACCCCGAAAAACTGTCGAAATCCGCGCGCCGTTGGCGGCCCGTGGTGGAAGCGCAAACAGGGACCCGTGAACTTTCCTCGCGAGCCCGCGCCGCGCTGTGGGCGCCTGAATTGAGCGTCATGTGCGTCATCACCATCGTTCTCTGTAAAGTTTGTTACTTCGCAGAGAAGAACTAACTAGGCTTGTTTTCCAGATTGGTCTGAGGGATGGTTTCCGCAATCTCCCGCAACCTGCGCAGCCCTCTTCAATCCCTGCGTGATCACACCTCCCATGAGGTTGGCGGCCTCTTGCAGGTCCGAACCGACCGCGTGGGCATAGGTATTGGTGATAGCAACGTTCGAGTGACGAAGGTGATCACGAGTCGCAGATGCAGACTTCCCGCTGCGCATCAGGTGCGATGCGGTGAAGTGACGGAAGGCATGGGTGCCACGGTGAGGGATACCCATGCGCTTGAGATTCTCGGCCAGCTTGTGCAGATACCAACTGCTGTGCATGGGTCGTTTGTTGCGTGTAACAAACAGCAATCCATGCTCGTTCTCAGGCCACTGCTGGCGGTACTCATCCAGCATGGACAGCACCTCGGACGGGACTGCCAAGCGCTTGGCACTCGCCTTGCTCTTGAGCGACTGGATGCGGCCCCTCACCACCGAGCGGCGAATGGTCACCGTCTGCCCTTCGAAGTCTCTCCAGGCAAGGCCCAGCACCTCGGCGCATCGAAGGCCCAGGGTCGCCTCGAGGGCGTATGCGAGGCGCCATGGCATGGCTACCCCTGAGATCAGCTTGACCACCTCGGCCTCAGTGAACACGCTGCGCTCGACGTCAGCCTCGACCTTCGATGGGAGGCTGAGTGATCGCACGTCGATCGGTTGGGCGGCGAGCCCATCGAGCCTCGCCTGTTTCATCATTCGAGCCATGCGGTAGACCGTGTCCCTGATGGTGGTCGAATGCAGGCCGCCCCCTACCATGCTGGCGACAATCTTCTGAGCAGTTCGATTGGTCACCTGCTCGATCCGCTGCCGTCCCACCCCGGGGATGATGTACAGCAAGATCCTGGACCTGACCGTCGTCTGAGAGGCCGGCTTCATGGCGACGACGTGCTCGGCGAGATACCGGCGGAAGTAGTCCGCGGCGAGCATCGAGGCGCCTGCCGTCAGGCCTCGCCCGGTCAGCTTGTCGACCAGCGCGTCGGCGAGCACCCTGGCTTGGGTTCGCGTCCGAACGTCCTTGCAGTTCGCGACTGGGTGGGCCTTCTCCCGGCGGACGAGCTCGCCATCCTCGGTAGTGACATCCTGGCGCACACGTACGACCCAGGTATCGCCCCGCTTGCTGAGCGTCCCTCGCTGCCACCTGGCACCAAGGTTGCTCATCGCTTGCCCGCCCTAAACTTCATCTCGCGATCAAACTCGATTGGCCAGCGTTGCTTGACGGTCTTCGTGATGGCATCCATCACCTTTCGGGTCCGGAAGCGTTGCGTGACGCTGGGCCCGAAGACTTTGGCAATCTTCGCCTTCGCCGGGCCCGGCGGATCCTCGGTAGTCCTCACGAAGACATGGCCACCGATCCGATCAACGATGAAACCCGTGCGCCCTTGCCGGCGGTACAGCTTCCGCTTACCTCGGACAACGGCGAACTTCGCTCCCGCCCTGGTACGGGTGGCGGCGTAATCCCGGAGGGGTATCGGGCTTCCGGTCGCCACGATGTCTCGAATCAGCGATCGCTGGCCGTATGGGACGACCAGCTTGATAGCGTTCTTGACGATGGAGCTTTTCAGCGTGACACGCTCTCGAATCTCCTGATCAGCAACCTTGCGTGCTGTGACACCAACGCGCTGAATGGCTCGAGCCGCGCCCTTGTTGATTTCCTTTATTTCCGCCTTGATCTCACGCCGCGCCCGCTCGATGTCGAGCTTAACGCTGAACTTCATCATTGCTTTGCGACGCGCACCTGCTGCCGCCCGACCATCGGAACGCCGTCGAGCGTCCAGGTGAACGCGGCGTCATATGTCGTGCCCTCGGTGCCGCCGGAGTACGTGGCAACAATGTCGGTGTTCTCGGCGACCGCGACGCTCGAGATCGTGAGGCCGGCGGGGTCACTGGTGGCCGATGGACTCGAAACCACATTCAGGCCATTCGCGGCCGCGGCTCGGCACGTCCACACCACCGAGCCATCTGTGACGGTCAGCCCGACGGCCTTGGGCCACAACGGCTCGCGCGCGGCCGTGGTGCCTCCCGTGGTCGCCTCGTACGAAAAGCCGTTCGGCATTCTCGGGCGCGCATGCTCACCTGTGGCAACGATCTCGTTCGGCGTCCACTCGTTGGCGGCCAACGCGTACAGCCTGAGGCGCACTTTTCGGCTTGCCGCCGGATCCTTGACGACGTCTTCAAATAGATAGTCGTCTGACACGTCGTTACTCCGAATGTAGAAATCCCTGCGCAGCCGCTTGACTGGAAAGTCCCGCTGCGTCTCGAAGGCCGATGCACTCGGAAGTGCAACGCCTGCGAGCTGGGCCCGATCCGCTGCGTCGATTTCACCGTCTGGGACGGGAAGGATGACGCCTGGAGTCAACCCCGCGCCGAGTGCAGCTGCGCGCTTCGCCGCGGTGTCAAGGGCCATGGCCGGTTACCTCAGGGCGAGCACTCGTTCAACGTGAACGTCCCGCTGCTGTCACTGACCGTGCAGGTAACGACGTTCGCGTTGTCGGCGTCGTTGCGCATGGTCTTCGTAGTGGTCGTCTGCGTCACCTTGTTGCGAGACCAAGCCGTGAGCCAGGCGATGCCGTCCCACACGGTCGATGAGCCCCAGGCTGGCTTTCCGGCGGGCTCGGTGAGCAGCAGCGCCATCAGGGCGTCGGTGACCTCGCTCTGCACCTCGGCATCGTAGGCCGCATTCCAGGGCAGCGCCGTGAGGCCTACGCCGTTCGCCCCTACGTCGGTGATGAAGGCTGCGATCTCGTCGGTCTGGTCCTCGATGGCCGCAATGTCTGCGGACATGCTGGCACCGGCTGGCGCGCCCAGGCGGGCCATGACGGTGTCATCCGCCGCTGTGAGGCCAACGCCGGCGACGCCAATGTCATCCGTCTGGGCTTCGATGTCGACGGCGTTCGCCGAAAGGCTGGCGCCACTGCCCAAGTCGGTGGGCGTGCCGATGCGCGTCGTCAGCGTGCCTACCTCGGTGTCGATGTAGTCGTCGATCGCAGATAGCTGCGTGTCGAGGTTCGCGGAAGCGAGGCCGACGGCTGCCCGAACTCCGGCGGCATCGAGCCCGCCGCTCGCCGTCCCGGGGGCGGTCGCATGCAGAAAATACTGGTTGCCGTTGGCCAGGGTGACGGCGGTCGCCGTGTCCCAGGTCGCAACGCCCGTGGCCGTGTTGTAGCTCGAGATGGCGCGCGAGAAGTTGTGCGTCGGAATCACCAGGGTCTGGCCGGTGATGTCGTTCGTCGGGGCATTCGTGCCCAGGTCGGCCGACGTCGTCGTGTGGGTGCCGCTCAGCGTCCCCTGCGTATCGCAGCCCAGCACCTCGCGGCAGTTCGAGGTCGTCTCAGCGATGACGACGCCGCTCGTGCCGGTGTCATCGAGAATGGCGGCCACTTCGGTATCGACGAAGTCGTCGATCGTGTTGACGCTCGCCTGCGTGGCCAGGACCGTGAGGCCTGCGCCGGCGGCACCGATGTCATCGGTCTGCGCCTCGATGTCCGATAGGTTGCCGGCGACGGTCGCGCCACCACCCAGGTTCGACGGCGTGCCGAGCCTGCTTTCGAGGTCGTCGACGAAGTTGTCGAGGACAACGATGTCGGCGGATACGCTGGCGCCAGCAGGCGCACCCAGGCGGGCGTAAGCATCACCCGTCTGCGCCGTTCCTACGATGCCGGTCGCAGCGGCTGCGTTGTCACGATCGTAGACCGCTTCCTCGACAACCGCGCAATACAGCCAGACAGGCATTGCCCCCGACTCTTGCACCGAGATCTTCAGGATCCCGACGGTGTCCGTGTCCGTGGCGTCGAGGTCAATCTCGTACCAGCCATTTTCGTCATGCGACGCGGCGGTCGCTTCGTTCTTCTGCGCCGAGGCCGCACAGTCACCAGCCGCCGTGCATTTCTTCAGGCGAACGTCGGCCTGGGTGATGGTGAGCGCCGTCTCGGCTGTCACACCATCGGTGGCATCGACGAAGGGCCCGATGACGAGCTCGATCGCGTCCGACTGGCGCAGGACACATTCGGCCGCGAGTGCAGGCAATGCCAGCGAGAGTCCAAGGGCAGCGATCATGGACGCGTACAGGCGGTTGCGGTTCATCGGGAGGCCCTCAGAAGAAATACGTCGTCGTTCGCTGCATGGCCCATGAGCCTGCGTAGATGCATGGCGCGCGGCGCGTTGCTTGAGCCGCCGCCGCCAGCTTCGACCAGCCGTGCCAGGTGCATGATCTTCGCCGTGTTGGTTCCGCTCGTTGCTTCAACGCCCTTCGACGCGGGAAGGCCGGTGCCGTCGTACGGCTCCCACACGAAGTGGATGCGCATCGTCTCGTCTGAGACGTCGGTCTCGCCGGCGCCGTCCGCCGTCAGCGTCTGATCGGACTGGGTGAAGATCACGCCCATCACGCCGCCTTGGGCGTCCGCCGTGAGCGTGTTCGTGTCGCAGTCGGTATCGGCGCCCGTCTCGCGGGTGGTCGCCGCGGCCGCGAAGCTGATCGCGCCGGCACTGGTCGTCACGCGACTGCCACCGAACGCGCCGTTCGGCGTGCCCGTGCGCGTCACGGTCACGGTCTCCGTGCCGGAGCCTGCCGACACGATGCCGAATACCCAGGTTCGCAGGGTGGTGCCAGTGTGGTCGGTGGGCCCCGATAGCAGGGCCCACCCGGTGGCATTCACCGTCCCGGCAAGGTCCGAGGCGTTGATCGTCGTGGTCTCTGCGCTGACCTCGACGATGGCCAGGAACAGGTAATCACCCGTCGCTACGCTCGTCGGGAACGTGTACGACGCCGGCATCGGCGCCGCGGCGGCGACGACGTCCGTATTCGCATCGTTCGCGGTCAGCGCACCGAAGGCGGGACCGACGAATGCCAGTCCGGCGAGCAGCGCGAGTAGATGGCGGCGCAAGATCATGGCTCAATCTCGTGGCCCACGTCATCGCCGCTGCCGGGACCGTTCGAGGTGCGCGTGGCACCAGTCGTCAGGCCATTGGCATCGAGGATCCCGGACGTGGAAGCGTTGGTCAGGTTCTCGGTGAGCGTGAACTTATCGACGAGCGACGTGCTGCCGAGGTAGTCGAAGAACCAGTTGAGCGGGGTGTTCGCGCCATCTTCGTTGATCAGCACATTGCGGTGCCAGATCATCGCGCCATCGGTGGAAACATAGTTCTCCACGAGAATGTTCCCGACGAACGTGTTGCGATACCACCAAGATTCTTGGCGGTTGCCTGGTCCGTCGCGGATCAATACGCCGGCATTGGTGGCGCCAACGCCCGTGTTGTAGCCGTCGAGGATCAGGTTGTAGCCGAACTCCCCGCCCACCTCGCCGTCGATGACATCGGCCGTGGCCCAGTCGCCGCCGAAAGCACCGGCGTCGATGCTCTCGAACTTGTTGGCCATGACGTACTGCTTCGGGCAGTTCCCCTTGAAGGCGAAGAGGCCCGAGTCCGTGCGGTTCGTCGTGTTGTGGACGTAGTTACCGACGACATGGTCGTACGCCATGTCGTAGCACTTGAACGCGCAGTGAGTGTCGAGGCTTTCCATCTCGACGGAGAGCAGCGTAAAGCCGTAGGCCGGGAAGGTGCTGAGGTGCTGTGTCGTGACGACTGCTTGGTTCGTCTGGCCTCCAGGACTTGCCGGACCATAGGTGTCGAAAGTGAGCTTCCACAGGACCGAGCCGTACTGGTGCGCCTGGTCGAGGTAGATACCGAACTCGTCGCCGTTGATGAAGTTCAGGTTCTGCAGCCAGACCGCCGACTCGGCGCCCGTTTCGTTGAACCGGATCATCGGCGCGTAGGCGCCGCCGCCGTGGTCAATCGTGACGGTCTCGCCCGGGTAGCCGATCCAGTTGGTGGCCCGCGTGCTGGTGGTCCACTCCATCTGATCGTCGCCGGTGTTCGTGCCGGAGGACTCGACCACGGTGTAAGTGCCGGCGCGGAAGTACAGGAAGGAGTAGGCGGTGGTGTTCTGACGGGCCTGCTCGAGCGTGTCGAATGGCGCGGTGATGGTGCCGTCGTCGCCAAAGCCATCGTTCACGCTGTCGACGAAGAACATGTCGACGGTCGTGACGTCGACGTCCCATTCGCCAGAGCTCGTCGCCAGCAGCTTGTCGGTGATCGTAATGCCGATGTCGAGCGCATCGGCCTGCGGGTTCGGCCAGCGAATCTGCCAACCGAGTTGGCCGCTCGCCATCGTGTACTGCTCGCACACCATGCCGGCCGGCGCGTTGCTGAGCACGCAGGAGATGATGGGGTAGGCCCCACCCCACCAGGTCACCGGGATCGTGTACTCGAGGCCGGGGTAGGTCCGATACGGGCGGAACGTGGTTTCGAGCCCGGAGGCGCCACCGATGCCTGCCGTGCCGGTCTGCCGCGGGATCTGGAGCGTGAGCGTGTTGTAGCTCGGGAAGAGATCGGGGTCGCCGCCACCGCTCGACGAGCTGCTTGAGGAACTGCTGCTCGGCGTGTACCGGGGCCCGCTCTGCGTGATGAGGCCAGCGGACGCCACCGCGCACAGGCTCAGCCCCAGGACAACCCATTTCAGCAGTCGTTGCACACTCTCACTCCGAAATAAAAGGCGGCCTGGCGCGCGGGCAGAAAGGCAGATCGCGCGCGAGCGCAAAGCGCTGCACGAGCAAAGTCGCGGGGCCTCGGAAGCCCGACGGCGTCGGGCAGGGGGATCGTCAGAAACGAAAAACCCGCCGGGCGGCGGGTTCTCCAGTCAGCTTCCTCTGTGCGAGGTATCTGACATTGCGCGTCAAGCTACTTGACTTCTGACTGTAGGTCAATTCTTTCGTAGAGTGGGAGGACGCCTAGGAGCCTGAGGCGCGCGCGGTGCAGGCGCTGATACAACGCGTCGATCGTGATCCCGAGGCGACCGGCTTTCTCTGGGGTGGTCCACGGGCTGCCAAACGTTCGCGCGTCGGCACGCGTCAGCGCCCCGGCATAATTTTCGGCCCTTTCCCGTGAGCAATACCCATCCTTTGGGCCCAGCTGACTGCCGCCCCGCTCGTAAATGCAATAGCGAATTCCGAACACCTGGTCCGTGAACGGGTGGAACGGCGGGTAATCGATAACGGATTCTTGCGGGTATACGACGTACTGCCGCGGCGTTTCGATGTGCATCGCGGGCACATACCAGACGACGACAGCTGCATGCTCGTGGTCGGGCAACCGAAGGATTCGCTGGTGAAGGGACCACAGTCTGTGCGGCATCATGGGAAACAGAATGCGATGGCCTGGGGTTCCGCCGCCGGCGCCATCGAGCGCCGCGGCGACCGCGTCGCACTGCGGGTAACCCTCTTGATCAAGCCTCGCTTCTATCCAGTCTCCCCAGTCGGCGAGTTTCTGCTCGAGAGCAGCTTTGTCGAGGCCGTGGACTCGTCGCGCAGCGGGGGCTTCATCGATCGCGACTGCGTTCATATCTGCCCCGCGGTTGCCCAATATAAGCCCACCAATGCGATGACGATCGCGATACCGCCGAGCACCAGTGGCACCCACGGGAAGCTGACATCGCGGTACGGATCCCACTCGTCGGGCTCGCGAGCGCGGTCTCCACGTGGAACATCGGCGCGCTCCAGGCGATCGCGCGCCTCGGCTTGCTCGCGCCACTGCTCTGCGGCTTTGTCGTGCTCCGGCACGATCTCAAGAGTGGGCTGACGCGGGTCTCTCACCGATCCTTCTTCGTCCATAGACGCACCTCCACCCCGTAGCGCGCGAGCACCTGCTTGCGCTTGTTCTTGCTGGCCTGCGTGTCCTTGCCCTTCGCGTCCCACACCTCAGAGCAATAGCCGACCTGAGCGGCGTACTGGGGCGTGAGGACGGCTTCGTAGTCAGCCCAGTACTTGACGCCACCCTCGAGCAAGAACCTCACCTGGCGCTTGATGTACGCGATCTCGCCGCGGCGCTGGCGCAGCTTCAGGACCTGGTGGAAGTCGTATTCCAACTTTGAGTCGTACCATTCGCCATCGAGGAAGACTCGGACGTTCCCGAACTTCGTGCGCTTCGGCGTGGCCTCGGTGGTCAAGGCCTTCACGACCTTTGCCAGACCGGGCGGCGTCGAGCACTGCTGTTTGCCGAGCTGCCGCTGCGCGTGCTCACGCATCCCCTCCGGCAACTCCATGACGGAATTGACGCGCATCAGGGTGACTCCTGCAGCGCACGGCGGTTCGCGGCGCACGTGCGCGCCCAGGCACGCCATGCAGTTTTCAACCGCCGGCGTGCGTTGCTTTCGCGTAGGTAGTTGGGGTTTTCGGCTCGGAACGCCCGCACGCGAGCGACAGCTAACTCTCGATTCTCTGCGTACCAGGCCGCCTTTTTCGCGAGGATGGCCAGCCTGTGCTCGCGCTGATAATTGCGTGAGCGCTCCCGGTGGGTTTCTGGGCTCGCCCAGTACCGGCGGCGTTTCTGAGCTGGCGTCTCGCTCATGCGGCAGCCTCTGCGGCGGCACGTTCCGATGCGGTCGGCGGTCGTAACACGCGCAATTCGCGGCGCACCCGGGCCTCGATCTCGTCCTCGACGCCCTTGCGGCTTCGCGCCGTGAAGTTCGGCCAGCCGGATCGTTCCTCGGCCACGGCCCAGTCGGTGAGCTCGACGAGCACCGGTTCCAGGGTGACGCGGGCATTCAGCGGCAGGTCGGCCATGCGGACCGCGCCGTACTTCGAGACGCCATCGGCCACCGCGCCGCTCACGATCGCGTTGTGAACGACCTGGAACCACACGCCGCGGCTGAGCACGGGGTCGAAGGACGCCGGCTCTGGCGGTGCCTTGCCCGTTGCACGTGGAACATTCCCGGCCGGTTTCTTGGGTTCCGGCGCCCCGGGAGCGAGCCCGCAGGGATCGCTCGCGCCCGCGGGCGCTCCGGAGGGTATATGGGTATATGGGTCGGGTGACACCTGGGTGTCACCCTTTACACCCGGTTTTGTCACCCTTTCGGCCGAATTTGTCACCCCTCCGCCGGACTTATCCCCAGGTTGCTCACTAGCTAGGGGTGACAAATCGTCACCCTTTTCCTTGCGGTAGTACTTGGGTTCGAAGTCCGGAAACCCCGGCAGGATGTCACCCCTCACCCATGCCGGATTGATGCGGTAGCGAGTCGCCCTGCCCCGTCCGCCGACCATGCCGCCCTGCTCGACGATCTCAAGCCAGCCGACCTCTCGCAGCCGTTTCAGTTGCCGCTGCACCGTGCGCTCATCTTGGCGCGAGCGATCGGCAATGCGCTGCACGCCGACCGAAATCCCCTCGCCGTCGTCGTTGGCAGCGTCAGCGAGCTCGACGGCGACGAGCAGTTCGCCGTGGGAAACGTCGAGCCGGCGGCGGACCATGGTGATCAGATCGATGCTCATTCGCACCCCCGGCCAATGCTTCCCGGGTCGTCCGAGGCGACGAAGTCCCGCCATTCCCGCCAGCCGTGCGAGCAGTGGAAGCCCCACTCGCGCACACGCGGCCCGGTGATGAACAGCGACCACACCGGCTGCCGCTGGCCATTGACGGTGAGCAGCTCGAGGCGATGCGCGGTCGACGGCTTGCGAAACACCACCGAGCCCGCACGACGAAGGGCGCGGATGACCGGCATGTCAGCGATGCGCGTGAACGGCGTGGCCGCGGCCTTGACGTCCGGGCGCACTTCGATGTACGCACCGCGCAGCAGGATGGAGACGTTCCACCAGGGATGATCGTGCAGCGCACGATCATCATCCTCGCGCAGGATCTTGTGTAGGTAGACGTTGAACCAGCGATTACGCGGGATTACCCACCAGCGCAGCATGTACGGGTTATCGTGCCCGCCGATCACGAAGTCAGGCTTTCGCATTGGAAACTCTGTCAGTGGTTAGGCGCGTGCCGTGAGGGCGTATTCCTACAGGAAACCCTTGGGATGGAAAAAAACCGGCGCACGGCCGGTTACGAAGGTTTGTCAGCTTCAATCTCATCCCCTAACTACTTGCCGCACCCCGGGAGGGAACACCCTCCCGGGGGCGGACGCGCGTGTGGGGGCGAGGCTGCGCGCGGAGTTTCCCGGCACTCGTACAGGGGCGTACCGACCATCAGCGTCGGGACGACTGCCGTACGACGGCGAACACAGCCGGGCGTCGCGCAGACGTGTCCGGCTCTCATGACTTCCTCCCGCGTTTACACCGCGGTTAGCCCCTGGCTTGGTGTATTTCATTGGCGCGGCCTCGCCTGTGCGAGCGAAACCACGACACCGCGCGGCAGTCGCTCGCCGAGTTCATCGGCAACCTGCGCGGCTTTTCCTAACTGTCCGGCCGCGAGGTGCTCGCGCAGCTTCGAGCACTTGAGCGCGTTGGCGAGCTCCATCCGGCGCTTGATGTCGTCGACACCGCTCATCGCGCGCCCTCGGCGACTTCCGCTTCGATCGGAACGGGCGCCCCGCCGCGCCTCTCGTGCAACGACCAGCGCATGAGGCCACGGGAGACGAGGCCCTTGACGGTACCGTTACCGAAGATGCTCTCGGCGTTTGAGAGGTCGAAGTCTTCGGCGCCCCAGCCATGCGGGTGGCGCTGGATGATTCCGCCATGAGTCTTGGCGAACTGGATGGCCGCCAGCTCTTCCGCGGTGAGTGGTTTTCCCTTCACGCAGCTCACTGGCCCACCGGTGAGCTTGTTAGGCAGTCCAGAGTTGTGACGCGCGTCACACTTAGGAAAACCCCCGATACTATGTGAACAGGAAAGTTTGTTAGGCGTCGGATCATCCCGACACTCCTAACAGCTGATCGGTTGTTAGGCCGGTGATCTGGTGGAGCTTTTTGAGCCGCTCTCCGCGTGGGTGATTGAGACCCTTCAGCCAGTGGCTGACGCAGCCTGGCGTTACGCCCACGCGCTTCGCAAACTCATCCTGCGAAAGGTTGTTCTCTTCCAGCCAACGTTTGAGCGCTTCCATTGGCGATAACTTTAGGTCACCTACATTTCATAAAGCAATAGGCCACCTAAACAGTTACCAAAATGATGCAGGACACCTTTAGGGAAAATATAGACGGCTCAACTGGCTCGGAGCTGACGAGGGGGACGGACTGGGGCGTGCACGAGCGACGCGATTACTTAGCGAGGCCGTTTTCAACAGTGACAGACAAGAACGCGCAGTTGCTCAGGAACGAGCACGAGCGGGTGAATCGGGACCGGCGCGCCCGCAAGCAGGGAAAGTTGTTGCTTAAGGAATTGGCTTCGAAATACGACGTGACCC